CCCCAGCCGCTCACTGGTCGCCGCGCTAAGGGCTTCCGCTGGGCAACTGACGCCGATACCGGCAAGCAGCTAAAACCAGGTGTCGGCAAGTGGTCCGGCGACAAGACCGAGATCACGTCAAAGCCGGTGAAGTTTGAAGAGGTTGACGAGCGCGCCCAACCGTGGGCCGGTGGTAACGATCTCGACCGACAGATCATTGATTTTAACGAATCCGAAACGCTGCTTGCCTACTGGCGCGCCATGACTGAATCCTACAAGCGTGAGACCGATATGGACGTTGCCGCCCAGCTCACCACGTGGGCAACCGACGTTCCCGAAGAACAGGAGGATATCATTCAGGCTATCCTGTTTGGCGGTATTTACGTCGAAGAGGAAGTTTTAACCCCAGCGTCGTATGCGATTATCAACCCGAAGGATAAGCGCAAGATTGCTAAATACACCGAGCTCAACACCCCAAAGTTCATGGATGTGACCCCGGTGGGCTCCCCCGACCGGTGGGTCACCAGTCCATTTGTGCCGGAAAAAACCGCCATTATTGGCGTCCGCAGCGCCACAACATTTTACGAGCTCCCCGGTTCCCCGATTCGTGCCCATGCCGAGCACATCGCCCTAGGCGGCCAAGACGTTGCACTTTTCGGCTACACCGCGCACATCAAGAATCAGATTGCCGGCCTGGTCAAGGTGCATTTCAAGTGAGCAAGGTAGAAAATGCGGAAGTGCTGGCGTGGCTGGGTGTCGATGCGGTGGGTGACGCCACCGAAGAGCAAGCGCTAGAGGGAATCACAGCAGCGGTTAACGCCACTGTGACGGATTGGCACGGTGACCCAAACGCCTGGTCTGATCGTATCCATACCGGTGCCGTTATGCTTGCCGCCCATCTGTGGCGCCGCCGCGCCACACCCGGTGGCGTAGCAGCCCTGACCGACGAAGGCACAACTTATGTGCAGCGTCATGATCCGCAAGCCGCCATGCTGCTTGGTCTTGGCGGTTGGACTGCCCCGGCGGTGGGCTGATGAACCCGGATATTATCCCGATGCATCTAGGGAAACTGGCTAAGGAAATCAGCAACATTGGTATTTCTGCGACGGTTAACCCCAACCGTGTCAGTATTCCTGGTGCGTGGGTTGCCCTGAAGGAAATAGAGGTCGAGTCCATGGCCCGCGGTGAGGTTACCGCCGAGGCAAGCGTGTACCTGGTTGCCGCCGATTTAGGCACCACGCTAGCGGTGGAATACCTCATGAGCATGTTAGATGACCTTCTGAATCTTCTGGAAAACCGCTACCCCACAGACATCGAGATCACCACAATCACCCTCCCCGCTATCGGGCAAACCCCCCTACCAGCGGTTGAGGTCACCTATGAATTGAAAGGCACGTAAATAATGGCGAATGTCAACACCCTAGACAGTCGTATCTCCACCGGCCCCGGAAAACTGGTTTTCGGTCAGGCCGGTGCTCAGAATGAGTTTTCCGCCCTGGTCACCAAGGCTGAATTGAATCCGTCTGTGAACACCGAGGATGGTAAACACGTTTTGTCTGGTGATTACGCACCTGGCAAGGACACGATCACCTGGACAATGGAGCTAACCTGCTTCATCAACCTGAAAAAGAATGGAATTTGGGATTGGTGTTTCACCAACCGAGGTAAAGAAGTCACGTTCGAGTTCCGGCCGGTAGAAGGCGAAAAGTCCGCCAAATTCACCGGCACAGTCAAGGTCCGGCCCCTAGGCGTTGGTGGCGAGGTCAATAAGGAAATGAGTAAGGATTTGACGTTTCCGCTGGTTGGAGAGCCAAGCTTTACACCTGTTCAGGAACCATAACATTGTCCGGCCATGTGGATGTTTCCGCCGAGGTGGAGGGGCTAAAAAACCTCCGCCGCACCATTCGGCAAGCAGGCGGCGACACAAAGGATTTGCGCAATGCTAACTTAGCCGCGGCGCAGACCATCGTGCCTATAGCTGCTGGTTTGGCGCCGAAAGTCACCGGCCGGCTAGCCGCGAGTATCAGGGCGGGTGCTACGCAGAAGGCCGGCATGGTCAGGGCTGGCCGGAAACTAGTACCCTACGCAAACCCTGTCCACTGGGGTTGGCCGAAACGCCACATCGCGCCGAACCCATGGATCGCCACCGCCGCCGCCGCCAACGAGGAACTATGGCTCAAAGTCTATGAGCAGCACATTGACCGCATTTTAGGAAAGATCGAAGGAAAGAAACGATGAAACTAACCATTAACGTCCGATACACCAACGGTGAAGAAATCGAAGTGACACCTATCCTGTCTGATCAAGTCGCGTTTGAACGCACCGCCCGCCTCCGCGACTGGGGCACCGCCACCGATAGCCCCCTGACTTTCGCTGCTTTCTTGGCGTGGAAAGCGCTACAGCGTACTGGCCAAACCGAATACAGTTTCGAGGAATTTTTGGAAAGTGTCGAGGCCTTGAGTCAATCCGGTGGTGAGACTGGCCTAAACCCTACCGAGGCGACGCCTGCCGTGTAATCGCCCTGTTGGCTATCAACACGGGGATTCCGCCCAGCGTGCTGCTGGCGGAAGACCCAGCATGGATAGACACGATGCTTGAGGTCATGGCTGAGCAGGCGGAAGCAGCGAAAAAGAGATAGGAACAGAACCGGTGGCGGGGAAAAAGAAATCGGCAATTCTGTCGGTCAACATCGTCAGTGATGCCAACACGAAAGGCTTCACTGAGGCGGCGCGCGCCGCCCAGAAGATGGCGGCCGATATTAACGCTTCGACTGCCCAGGCTGCCGGCATGGCCACCAAAATTGGGGGCTTGACCACTGGTATTACTTCCCTGGTTTCTATCGCTGGTGGCGCCATCGGACAGGTTGCCGCTGGTGCCACAGCGCTAGCGGCGGTGGCCGGCCCCGCCCTAGGCGCAGTGGTACTTGGTTTTGATGGGATCAAGGAAGCCGCCGAAGGGCTCAAAGAACCTTTTGATTCTTTGAAAGAGTCGGTGTCAGGCGAGTTCGCCGCGGCGCTGGAAGAGCCCTTCGAGAACCTAGGTGGCCTCATCACCAACTTGGAAGAGCCCATGGCCGGTTTGGGTGCCTCCGTGGGCAACCTGATGGGGGGGCTAGTTGATACGATTGTCAGCAATCAAAGTGAATTAGAGAAGCTGATAGGCGCCGCTAGCGAGTTCACCGATGCTATGGGACCAGGGTTAAACACGCTGCTGGAAGGTGTGTTATCTATTGGCACCGGCCTAGATGGCATAGCCGGTGACTTCGGTGCTGCTTTTGGCGGCGTCCTCGAAACCTTGGGTGAAAAGTTCCAAGAGTATGCTTCTAGCGGGGCGACTACTGCCCTGATTCAGGGCATGATTGACGCCTTGGGTGGCCTATCTGATTTGATAGGCCCCTTGCTGGATTTAATTGTTGAGCTTGGCATTGCCCTAGGCCCCAGCTTTGGCGGTATCCTTTCCGCCCTGGGGGAGATTATCGCCCAGCTGGTGGAGCCACTTTCCACTATCGCCCAAGTAGCTGGACAAGCCTTGGTTGAAGCGCTGAACGCGCTAGCGCCAATGTTTGGGCCGATAGCGCAGGCGATTGCTGACCTGGTAGTCGCTTTGGCGCCGCTGCTTCCGTCGATTGCTGAGCTGGTCGCGTTCCTGGGCACCGCTTTAGCCGAAGCGATTAGTGCCGTGGCGCCGCTAGTGGGTGAAATTTCTAGCCTGCTTGGTGAAGTATTCCGCATGGCCATTGATGCGCTAACGCCCATCATGCCGGTCATCATTGAGCTAATCCAGACGCTGGCCGGCGTTGCCTCCGCCCTGTTGCCGTCGATTGCCGAGTTAGCTAGCGTCCTATTCCCCGCGTTCGCCCAGATCATGGAGGCTATCGCCCCAATTCTGGGTGATATCGGGGCCTTGATTGGCGACGTTTTGCGCATGGCCATTGAGGCGGTGATTCCGCTGATTCCGGTGATTGTCGATACGATCCGCATTCTGGCTGATGTGGTGACCATGCTAATTCCGGTCATCGCCGAGGTCGCACAGTTCCTGTTCCCCGCCCTGGCTGAGATTCTTCAGGTAGTCGCCCCGCTGCTTCCTGATTTAGCTAATCTGATAAAGTCCCTGATTGAGGCCTTATTGCCGATTATTCCGCCCCTGATGCAAGTTGCTGAGGCGTTGTTCCCCGCCCTGGTGCGCATCATTGAGCTGATTATCCCGATTATCATTCAGGTGGCCGATATCTTTGTGCAGCTGGTGCAGGCGCTCACGCCGCTACTGCCGCCGCTAGCTGATTTGATTACTGAGCTTCTGCCGCCAATTGTTGAGCTGATGGAGGCGATAGCCCCGGCAACGTCTGCGGTGGTTGGCATTGTCGGGAAACTCGCTGTGGCGCTGGCTAAAGGCTTGGTGGATGCGGTGATTGCCATTGGCGGTAAGCTTGGTTGGCTAAAAGACCTGTTCTTTAAGATTATTGACGTCATCAAGAAGGCGTTCCAATGGATCACTGATTTTCTGGATGCTGCCGGTGACGTGGGTGGTATCTTCGGTGGCGGCGGTAGCTTTGGCGGTGTAGGCGGCGGTAGCTTTGGCGGTGTAGGCGGCGGTGGCGGCGACGATGGGACATTCCATGGGGCCGGTGGCGGCGGTATTGGCGCCGCCTTCCACAACCTACTAAACCGACCCTTGCCAACGCCCCAGGTGATTAACAACTTTGAGATCACTATCAACGGCCCCATCGACGCCCTAGAGACCGGCCGGAAACTGCGTGAAATTCTCGACTACTACGATGAGAGGATGAAGCGCTGATGGGTGTGATGGCAAGCATGCTAGAAATTTCAATCTTTCCGCCGAACAGCCAATGGAACCTGAGCCTCCGTGCAGTGGTTGATGGTCTCACGATCAACTGGGGGCGTACGAATCTTTTTCGCGCACCGGCCAACAGGACCTGTCAATTCCAAATGCTCATGGAGCATAATACTCTGGTACGAGTAATGCAAAAATGGGTCAATTCGGAACTCATTATTACGGCTAAACCCGCTAGCGGAAATTTGGTGATATTTCAAGGCATTATTGATGATTTTAAGGTCACCCCGAAAGACACGAAAATCGGGGATTATATCGTTGATTTTACCGCCACTGAATCGCCTACCTGGTCAAATAAGCTCAACGGTCTGTTTTACGATGCTAAAAACCTCCGCGGCTATAATGATCGGCTACAGCGTGTAAATAGGGGATTAGGCGTATTTACTCCGCTCAATGTAAACACTAGCTATCTAGCCGAGCCGCCCGAGAATCAAATCAGTGTGAAACAGTTAGCTGAATCGCTGGTTTGGAGACCAGGGGCCTTCCCCGCCTGGTGCCCCGATTGGAAACGTTTAGCGCCGACAGTTCACCAGCTAGACACGCCAGAAGGCGGCGCCCCATGGGTATTGTCCCCGAAGGTTTTAATCGACTTAGATCAAGGCATGGCTTGGACCTCAGACAACACCCCGACCACGATTCTTTACAGTGCCGGTGGATTATTCGGAAAGAGCAAATACGCACGTGATACCCGGGTGCTGCGTGAAACCCGTGATCAATGGGACCGCGGTAATATCGTCGAGCTGGATATCCCATATTGCCCAGATCAAGGCGGTATTATCGGCTATGCCGAGAATCACGCCGAACTGGCGAAAGCCCAGCTTGGGAGTCCCCGCCGAATCCGGCTTGACACCCGCCGAAATCCTAACTTCCTCAATACCTACTTGGGATGGGAGTGCTGGGAAACACCTAACCGGTATATTCAGGTGACCGGGGATAAGTGGGCAACGAAATACCATGGTGAGCTGCTGCTACAGCAAACCTACTATCCAATCGGTGGGACGCTCACCCTATACCATTGGGGTTTCACTCACGATCTTTACTGTGCCTGGGGGCCGACAGACGACGCGATAACGCCCCCACCACCACCGCCCCCACCGCCGCCGAAGCCTACCACGTGGGCCACCACCACAACCACCTGGGCCACCACTACCGGCACTTGGAAAGGATAGAAAATTTCATGGCCACCGCCGACCCACGCAATGTCCAGTACCTCAATGCTGACGGAAGCGACACAATCAGTCAATATCCTTCTGTCCAGCGCAATAATGCAACACGGCTATCAGAAGCGATTACTACAAGCAATGAAACCGTGGCGCTCAATACCGCATTTCGGAACGCCGCGGGGCTTCTCCAACGCTTGGGCCGGCTCCGCATACTAAGCGTCGAGTTCCGCACCGCTTCCAGCGGTAACACCGCTGCAACCCGGATTCTCGCTAGCACGCTAGCTAATACCGATAAGCCACTAAAAACCATCTATGCCAACCTTGCCGGCACTAATGACTTACAGGAAGCAACTAGCGTACGGTGTCGCCTGGGCACCGACGGAACCCTAGTTTGCCCAGCGCCGACCATCATGCAGAATGACGCCTACTATGGGGGGCAAATAGTTTGGATTGTGGCCTAGGACACTTCCGTATTTATAAAAAATAGTAATTGTGATATTGGTGTCGAATTAGGCTACGTCTTCAGTTATGGTGTCTTCCATGGGTGGCTCTCCAGTTTCGAGCCAGTGTAGGTCAACTCCGGTAGCGTATGCGATGAGCATTAGCGATACCTTACGTGGGTTTGCCTTACCTACCTCGATGTTTGCTATTGTTCCGCGGCTCAGGCCTGTCATTTCTGCTAGTTCTATTTGCTGTAACTCTGCGACTTCGCGCGCTAGCTTGACACGGTGCCGTAGCTGAAATCTTGGTATCAAGCCACTAGTTTCTATATTATTTAGCATGTGTAAAATACTACTCTATAGCTAGAGTGTCTGCAATTATTTTTAGAGAAACTTAATTAATCGCACAAAATACTTGATTTGCACGGTGAGTTTGTGTATATTTCTACCCATGAGTGAATCGCGTTGGCGGCTATCCAAGGAGCATGGCCTAATTATCGACGGTGTGATGGTTTGCACGCCGCTGATGGTCTGCGCCGACGGTATTATTGTTGAAAACAATCCGTCCGGTTCTTCGTATCTACGTTTGACTATCTGTATGGATGAACCTATTGCTGTAGCATCGGATATCCCATTCAACATCGGTGCGCTGCAACCTGGTATGAAAAAGGAATCACTGGCTGACCTTGAACCCTACGGGGCTCAAGGTCATTAGGCATTTTTGAGGAGGAAATATGGACGAATATACCGATGAAGAGCTAGCCGCGATGGCAAGGGAGGCTTGGGACGAAGCTTTTTGTAAACTGCCTCCGGTACCGTACTTTGAAGCGTTTTTAGACGCCATCGAGTCCGCCGCCGAGGTAGAGAACTACCCGAACGAGCAAGTAGAGAATTTGTACTACGAGTTGGCGTTTGCTGTTCGGAAAACCGCCTTCGAGGGGCACGGAATCGACTACCTAGACAACGAACTTCGGGAAACGATGGAGCGGAAGGCCTCAAAGAAGGGGTGGTTTTTCCTAAATGACCACCTCAAAGATGCTCAGAATGAAGCCTTGCGTCTGGAGCAGGAGCGCATGCCGGTAGGTGACGAAAATGCCGATGGCGCACACTAATTCGGGTTGGGAGTTCCGGCCGGCAAGAGCTGATAGCGGTATCTACTGTGACGTTTGTGGCCGGGTGTTCGCCCGGCCGGCACCGCCGCCGAACCAAGCCGGAAAGCGCATCTGCCGCGATTGCCGCCAAGCCGCAAGGGAAAAGAAAACAGGAATGCTCTTTTGATTTATGTGGTTTAGGTGTCCCCGCCGCTTCTAGCCGGCGGCGGGGACATCAGGCCCCGTAAACTGATGCGGAACCGCCTTATAACTAAATAAATTCAGTCCTTATTCACTATACCTCCGTCCTGATTTCTTGTACGTGTACAGGACACAACAGAAAAACAAAACAACACGTAACCAGGATAATGTGCTTCTTACCGTAAGCACCCGGTGTACCTGGTCCCGGGTGGCCACAGCTGACCTGGCCCGTCAGCTGGTGGTGTGACCTATGGAAGCCGTTCCGCAAGGAGGCGGAACGGCTACTTGGCATGGGGTGGCAATGGAAGCGGTCAAAAATGGGATTTTCGCCAATGGGGAGGCCATCAGCCAGGAACCCCTTGGGGGTTCTCCATTGGGCTACTGCCCCAACCACCTACTACCTAGCCTTTACCTTCTATCTATCTTGGCCCACTGGAACCACCACCCCCTACCACCTACCACCTATCACTTATGCACCCTCCCCAACCCCTCACCTGTACCACCTGTATCACCTGTACTACTCCGGGGGCGAAATGCCTAAAAAAGTTTGTTGGTCAAAAGCGAAATGCATTGCGGCGCCTCATCTGTGGGACCTGGACAATGCCGAAGCATGGCGGGGTCACCCACTGGCGAAAAATCCTAGAACTGTTAGAGCACACACTCTATGCGCCGACTGCCCCCTTATTCGGGATTGCGCCGCCTACGCACTCACAGCCACTCCCCGAATGGCCGGTGTGGTAATGGCCGGTGTCGATATTCCTATCGCTGGTGGCGCTAAGGCCAACGCCGCCCGAAAACGCCTACGCGAGATAGCCTATGGCTAGAAGTTCAAAATGGCGGCGGAAACGCCGCAACCGACACCGACGGGAAAGATACGCAACAATGGTCAGCGACAGGCGTAAACGAAAGGAAATGAAATGATAAGGAAAAACAAGAAAAAGAAGAAGCCTATAGGTCGCCAACACCAGGTAGAGCCAACGCCGCAAATCGTAGTTTCTGCCCTATTTAATAGCATTTTCAATGCCGATAACCACGATACTATGGGTGACACCATCGAGGTATTCATTAATAGCCTCAATGCATTATGCGAGTATGACGAGAAAGCATGCGATGTGTTCCTAGAGAAACTATATACCGAGATGATGAAGCATGACTATACTCGATTCGGAATTAGCCTCACGGGTGAGAAGTTCGTCGAAATGGGAATAACTATTCCTGAAGAATAGGGTAATGCTATGGATGAAGTGAAATATACGGTTAGGAAGAGTGAGAATGACCTATGGGAAGTGGAGTGGAAAAAAGGAATCTGGACAACGGTAGCCACCTTCTCCACCTTCGCCGCCGCCCACGACTATGTGCGTGAGCGAATCTATGGCATACAGGAAGACTACGGCTATGCCTGCTGATGGTAGGCCGGCATGGGCCGGTAGGTATGCTACTGAAAGAACCGCCGCGTGCCTAGCCGAGTTCGGCACTCGCTGTCACTTGTGCGGCGCCTACGGTGCCACAACTGCCGACCACCTAGTACCACGGGCGGCCGGTGGCAGTGACGACCTTGATAACCTCCGGCCGGCTCACCAGGCGTGCAACTCATCGCGCCAAGACATGCCGCTCGAAGAGTGGTTCCGATTGCACCCGCTTATAAGTCGGGACGGTGACGCGCCGCCGAGCCGGCGATGGTTTTTAGAGCCGGCCGACCCCTAGGCAGTCCCGCGCCAGCACTCTTTTTCTCTCTTTGGCCCCCAACCCCCGGGGTCAGTACATTAACTAAACCAGGAGGTCAAACCCCATGCCACGCCCTGACCCCATGCGCCCCCGCGAGGGCCAAGAGGCCCTTTTCGAGGCCGAGGCTATCAAACAGCCCGACTGCGTTTTGCGTGGCCGGCACTCCATGGCCATGGACGGTGCCCTAGAAGCCGCCCGCGAAAATCAAGTGCTTCACCCTATAGACGAAGGGATCGCCACGGTACTTCGAGCAGGCGCCTGGGCACTCGACACTCTGGAAAAACAAGAACGCCCCTACGGCCCGGCAAAGCTCATTCCGGCCATAACCGAAGCCCTCACTGCGGCGCATATGACGCCCGAGAGCCGGAAGCTGGAAAGCGAAGATTTGGCTAAGCAGCTGTTCGAGGACTTAGCCGCCCTAGAGGCTGACCCCGAATAATGCGCACCTGGCTACCAGGAAGAGTAGAGCCCCGCTACCTAACCCCTATCCCCGAGGGTGCGATAGTGGACCTCAGGGCGGTGAAGAAGGTTGCCGCCTTGCTGGGCCGGCAACCGACATTTTACCAGGTGGAAATCCTCGAACGCCTGGTAGCCAAGTGGCCTGACGGCACGCCCGTTTTCACCACCATCTTGGTGAGTTTCCCCAGGCAGACTGGTAAAACCACGTGCATCATGGATTGGTTAATGTACGTGGCGATGACCCGCCCCTATCAAAAGCTCTGGTTCACTGCCCAGACTGGCATGGCGGCTAGAGAGCGTTTCCTTGCTGAGCTGGTAGAGCCCAGCAAAAAATACCTAGAGCCCCTGGGAATCGTGGACACCAAGCTTGCCGCTGGTGCCACCCGAACCGTGGTAGTCGCCACGGGTTCCCAAATCCGACCCATGCCGCCGACCAGCCAATACCTACACGGTGGCCAAGGCGATAAGATCATCGCCGACGAGCAATGGGCTTTCACCCAGAAGCAGGGAAAGGACCTCATGCAGGCGGTACGCGCCACGCAGTTGACCAGGAATAACAGCCAGATTGTTCAGATTAGCGCCGCTGGTGATGCAGAGTCCGACTACTGGCATGCCCGATTGGCCAAAGCCATTGCCGAACCATCGCCCCGCGTGGCAGTAATCGACTACGGTGTCGGCACCAGCGCTGACCCCCAAGAAGTCACGTCCTTCACCATCGAGGACGTCCTTGCTGCTCACCCTGGTGTAGCCGCTGGTCTATGCACCCGCGAAAAAGTTTTAGAGCCCCTAGAGAACGAAGACATGGACTTTAACGAGTGGCTCAGAGCATACGGCAATGTGCGCTCAAAGAACACGCGCCAGAAGGCCATTGATCTAGAAGCCTACCGCGGTATCACCACCACGGTGCCGCTAGACGATAGGCCAGTCACCCTAGGCGTTGGCGTGTCCTGGGACGGGGCCACTACCGCCCTAGCCGCGGTAGGCACCATCAACCAAGGCCGGGGCGTGGGCATTGAGATCATCGACGCCCGCCCCGGCCGGCAATGGGTAATCACCACAGCCCAAGAACTGGTACGCCGCGGTATCGCCACCGAAGTATGCGGCGACGCATACGGTCCCACGAAACGCCTAGCCGACCAGCTGGCTATCGCCCTCCCTGAGCACTGGAAACCCCTATCCACCGATGAAATGATAGCCGCCACAGAGGACTTCCTACAGGCGTTGGATCAGGAAGCCGATACCATGCCTATCCGCGTCCGCCGCTGTGCCGGCGTCGAATACGAGCTAGACGTTGCCGAACTGCGCAACGTTGGCGAGAAAGGAAGGATGTTCAGCAGACGCAACAGCGCCGCTGGCACCGCACGGCTAGAGGCCGGCCTAGCCGCCCTAGCCGGCTATCAAATCCCCGAGACTGCTATCCCCGAACCGTTTATCTGGAGCCCTGAATGACCCCAAAGAAAACTGCCAAAAAACCAGCACGCCGCGAGAGTAACCTTGATTGGTCCGACTATTCCGGTGCCGTCGTAACTTGCCCCCACTGCCAGTGGCACGAGCACCACGAGGACCGCACCGCCGCTTGGTACGCGCTCGCCCGGCACCTGAAAGTGGGGCATGGGGATTTTCAGGCGGCGAAAAATGCCGCCCGGAATTTGCAGCGCATACAGCAAAAATCCTCGAAATGACGCCCCCTTAGGCGATACTAACGCCTATGGGATTCCTTCAAAAAATCCGGGACTTGGTATCAGTTCCGGCATTGGTAAGTGGCACCCTAGAGGTGCCCTACGCTAGCGCCTGGGCTGATCCTAACCACCTGATTACCGTTGGTACCCCGGACTTCATGCCCGATGTGACCACCCGTGATGTGGCCATGAACGTACCCGCTATCAGCAGGGCACGCCGCATTATCGTCAGTAGTATTGCTAGGTGTCCCATTGTTGTGCACGACGCTGACGGACCGCTACCTACGCAGCCTGATTGGGTTTCCCGCACTGACGGTCCGGTATCCCCGTATCACCGCATGATCTGGACCGTAGATGACCTATTGTTTTATGGCTGGTCGCTGTGGGCTGTTGCCCGAGACAGCAGCGGAAACGTGATTGCCGCTGACCACGTAGACTACCGGCACTGGAATTTTAACGAAAAAGGACAAATCTATTTCGAGGGTCAAATTGTTGATTCCGATAGCGTAATACTGATCCCCGGTGCCGACACGGGTATCCTCCGCTATCCGGCGGCTATCCGGCATGCCGCCCAGATCAACGCCGCCGCCGCCTCCGCCGCCGCGAATCCTGTTGCCCATACTGAGCTGCACCAGACTGGCGGTGAACCCATCACCGACCCGGTAAAAATTGAAAAGCTCATAGCCGCATGGAACCGCGGCCGGAACCGGCCGGGGGGCAGTGTCGGTTTCACAAATTCCAGCATCGAGGCAAAAAGCCATGGTTCTTTTGAGGCTCACCTGCTGGTGGAAGGCCGAAACGCTGCGGCGATTGACATTGCCCGCGTCTGTGGTATCCCCGCTATCCTGCTGGACGCCTCCCTAGCCGACTCCAGCGTCCGTTACTCCAACATGGACGCGCGCAATGTTGAATTAGTCGACTACTGCTTGGCGTCGTTCATGGCACCTATCGCCGCCCGCCTAGGCATGGACGACATGGTTTTACCTGGTCAGAGTGTTGAATTTGATTTAGATCATCTGACCCGCCTTGACCCTAACAGCATCGCGCCGCCCGACGATTATAAGAGCCGCCACATGCCGCCCGCCACTAACGAACTAACCCAACTAATTGACTAAGAACCATGGATTTTCAAACACTAGAACCTGACCTGTACTGCCTGATGAACAAGCACTACACACCCGGCCGGTCTGGTCCCATCAAATACCTGGTGATACACCACAATGCTGGTGTCAATCTCAGCACCGCTGATTGCTACCGGATTTGGCAAGACCGGGAAGCTTCCGCTCACTACCAGGTAGAAGTGGACGGAACTATTGGACAGTTGGTCAACGATTGGGACACCGCCTGGCACGCTGGAGACGCCGCCGCGAACAGCTGGTCAATCGGTATCGAGCATGCTAACACGGGTGGCGCCGCCGAAGACTGGCCTATCAGTCAGGAAACTATCACCGCGGGTGCGCACCTAGTTGCCGCTCTATGCCACGCCTACGACCTGGGAAAACCCGCATGGTTTACCAACGTTTTCCCACATTCGCATTTCTACAGCACCAGTTGCCCACACCAACTAGCCGGTGCCTACCGCGACCAATACATGTCTTTGGCTGAAGAATTTTACTTCAGCATGCAAGCAGGAACCACACCACAAGCAGGGAAAATGACGAACTTTACTGAGAATGACCGGCAACTACTCCGCGAAAACAACGAGCTTCTGCGTGTAATCCGCGACCAGCTGACCGGCCCCGGTAGTGGCTACCCGGGATGGCCACAAACCGGTGGACGGACCCTGGTTGACGCTGTTGCCGCTATCGGTGCCGCACAGGATATTGATGGTTGCCACGACACCAAGAAAGCCAAATGACATGAGCATTCTTGATGTAGCCACCGGTTTTGGCTTGGGGATCAGCATCATGCTGACTCATCAGATAATTTTTATAATTCGTCTCCGCCTTGAGCTACGCAAGCGCGCTATGGAGTTGCCGCATGCCTGAACGCCCACCAACCCAAATCCGCTACCCGTGGCGTTCGGTACTTCGTAGCGTTGCCGTGGCTACTGTCGCGTTGTTGCCGGTGCTACCAGAAATAGCCAAGGTGGCGGGTGTAGAGACCGTACCCCTGGTGGCGTCCACCCTGGGGATCGTGGCGGTTTTGCAGCGGATAATCACGATCCCTGAGGTTGATAAATGGCTGACTACCACGCTGAACGCTGGGGCTAGGAAACGCCAAGAAGAAGGAGAAGACGTAAATGCCAAGTGATCTAGAAACCGTAACCGGTGACGCCGCACCGGCCACTGTGGTCTGTAACGAGGCCGACCGAATCATCGAGGGAATGGCCCTACCGTGGGGCGAGAACGGACAAACCGCCACCGGCACGTTCACCTTCCCCCGGGGAAGTCTTCGCCTTCCCTCCGAACTCAGCAGTGTGAAACTACTAGCGGAACACTCGCGCCCCGACCAGCAACCCAAGGCCATTGGGTATGCCATTGCCGCCGAAGACACACCGGCCGGCCTGGTTATGCGATTCCAGCTAGGCACCTCCGCCGCCGCCACTGAAGCCTTAGCCGCCGCCGCCGACCACACCATCGACGCTCTAAGTGTCGAAGTCGTAGGCGTTGAGCGCACCGGTGGCACCATCAAAAACTCCCTGCTCAAAGCCGTAGCAATGGTGCCATTCCCAGCTTTCCCAGGCGCCCGCATCTACGCCGAAGACGGCACACCACTAGAAGCAGTAGAAACCCCCGCACCCGAACCACCCCAACAGGAGACCCCAATGACCCAAAAAACCACCTACCCGGCCACCTCCCCTATCCCCGTCGACGACCCTAAAACCCTCACCGCCGACGGCGCTTTCCCGAAAATCTCCGCAGCTCAGGCGGTAGAGATCATCTGCGGTGTCCACACCGGAAAGATCACCGGTGATGAAATCCATGCCGCCTTGCAAAACATCACCGGTTCCGGCACCTTGGTCACCGAACCCGCCGTGTGGCTAGGTGAGATTTGGTCAAGCGTCGAGTACGAACGTCGTCTTATCAACTTGATTGACACCCAGCCGCTCACTGGTCGCCGCGCTAAGGGCTTCCGCTGGGCAACTGACGCCGATACCGGCAAGCAGCTAAAACCAGGTGTCGGCAAGTGGTCCGGC